CTCAACTGATGCATGGACATCATCTGAGCATATAGATCTAGCATCTGGTAAAGGATACAAACTAAACAATACAACAGTATTGAGTGGAACAACACTAGGATCTAGTATTGTAACATCATCACTCACTGCTCTTGGTACCATAAGCACAGGTGTGTGGAACGGTACTGCAATCGGTAATGATTATATCGCAACTATCACAGCACCTGGCAAGATTGCATTGAGTTCATTAGAGATTGATGGTGGCACAGATATTGGTGCTGCACTAGCAGATGCTGACTTACTAATCGTAGATGATGGTGCAGGTGGTACAAATAGAAAGACTGCTGCATCACGTATCCCAACATATGTGTTCAGTAAAGTATCTGGAGACGTATTAATTGCATCTAATGGTGCTGCTACAATTCAGGCAAACTCAGTTGCCCTATCGACTGACACCACAGGTAATTACGTTGCTGCAGGTGCAGTATCAGGTAATGGATTATCTGGTTCAGCAGGTGCAGAGGGTGCTACTTTCACTGTAACATCCAACGCAACGAATGCCAACACAGGAAGCACAATCGTATTCAGAGATAGTTCAGGAGATTTCTCTGCTGGAACTATCACAGCAACACTAACAGGAACAGCAACAAATGCTACCCATGTTACGGTTGCTGATAATGAGAGCACAAACGAGGATAACTTAATTCCGTTCATTGAAGATGCTTCTGCTACTGGTAACGTTGGTTTAGAATCTGATGGAGATTTCAGTTATAATCCCTCAACAGGAAAAGTAACTGCCACAGGTTTTATTGGAACACTTACTGGTAACGTGACAGGTAATGCTGACACTGCAACAGAGGGCACAAACGTAACTGTCACTGCTAATAATACCGCAAACGAGACAGTATATCCATTATTTGTTGACGGAGCAACAGGTACACAAGGTTGTGAAACAGACACAGGTCTAAATTACAACCCATCAACAAATACGTTGGTGGCAGGTACATTTAGTGGTGGTTTATCAGGCACAGCATCAAATGCTGCTCTATTAGATTCACTAGATAGTTCACAATTTGTTAGATCTGATACTGCAGATGGTATCACTGCCACTCTTACAGCGAGGGCAATCACACCAGAGGCAGACTCAACTTATGACTTGGGTACAGACGCAGTAAGATGGGCAAACGTGTATGCTGATGACGTAAGAACAGGTGACCTTCACTTATCTAACGAGCATCGTGGAGGAAACACTGTCGATGGGTCATGGGGTCACTACCAAATCCAAGAGGGTGAGGACGATCTATTCATTATGAACAAGAGAAGTGGTAAGAAATTCCGCTTCGTATTGGAACAAGTATAAAACTTATAAATAACCAAGAAGGAGATTAGTAATCAATGGCTTTTCACGGTAATGCAGCTAATGCGAACGTAACTACCGATGTGTCACAGGGTACTTATGGTTCTGGTAATGCAATACCAGTCATAACCATAGATTCAAGTGGCAGACTTGATGCGATAAACACATCATCAGTTACATATTCCACACTGAACGCAGGGGCAACTGTAGGTTCAGTTGGAAGTTATGCTTTTATGCAACAAGCGAGTGGTAACACTCAATATGCACCAGGCGACACACTTGCAGGTTCTAGTCTCAGATACTCAGACGCAACAGGTCGAGTTCACAACGATACACCATCAGGAAACTGGAGATGTATGGGTTATGACTCAGGTGCTGCACTGACAAACTCAGGTACAGTTGGTGGATCAGCAGCTGGTAACGCTGCTCTATCAGGTGGTAATGTTCAAGGTAACGTTACAGGAACTGTATCAGGTAATGTTCAAGGTGATGCCACACTTGCTTCAGGTAATGTTCAAGGTAACAAGAACGTCAACGTTTCTGGTAATATACAAGGTGGTAAAGGTGGATCCTTCAACGTCACACCATCTGTAGATACTGACGAACTCGCAGTTGGAGGTAACATAGCAACTGACGATCTAAGTATCACTGGTAACACAGGAACTATAGACACTGATGAATTATCAGTTGCAGGTAACGTTGCAGTCAACGTGAACCTCGGTTCTATTACAGTCAACACAACTGTAGCATACTCATCAACCCTTTGGTTACGTTATTCTTAAAAAACAATGGCAGACACAAGTTACGAAGTAGTACGAGCAAGGAACCCAAAGTGGGCAAATCCTGAAAAGAATATGATCGACATGGAGGTAGACTTCTCTCCATTGGATGAGGAGTGGTTAGCATATACTGCATCCCCTACAGATTCAACAGTCGAGCACTCAAGATATTTGTACACACAAGCAATAAACGGAGCATACGGAGATATAGGAGACTACGTTCATCATACTTTATGGACACCATGGTTTGAAGATAAGACTGAAGTATCAAATGAAGGTTTAGTGCAGTTACTTTTAGAGAAAGGCATATTGACAGACGCAGAGGTAGATACAATACTTGTTGAGAAAACAGAGTTCCAAGGATTCTCTAGACCTGCATCAGATGCTGGAACACATAATGGAGGAGCATACTTCGGTTCTACATAGTATAATAGTATTATATAATGTACGCTGACAAATCAGATAAGTGGCATCACACAATGGCGAGGTATTTGGGTCTATCACCCGATACCTCGTTTTTATTTGGCATTCTACCAGGTTTATGTCGTGAGGCAATAGGTAGATATGATCACATGTACACTAAAAAAGAGTGTTTCAATAGTGATAAGATATATGCATGGTCAAAACATCATGCTGACAAAATAAATTCTGCAAAATTCACAAGAACTAAGGCATATTATGGCACTGCACCATTTATGTGGGAGTTAGGACGTGTTGCCAGCAAACATAAATTCAAACCAGAAGGATCCTTATTCTTCTTACCAAGAGACGATCAAGTTACTATAAGAGATGAAGAATGTGAGTCAGTGCAAAGAGTAATAGACTCAGCACCTCGCCCTATTACATTTTTCCTACCTTGGCGAAACTGTGATATATGGAAACATTGGGACAAATTGAAGATAAGTGACGGTGAATTTGTTCAGATGACAGATCCAGTTACAAGACAAGAAACATTATCGTATAATATTCTTAGACATGAGCATGTTTATATTCCTTGGCCTGGCACTGACATCTATTATGCAGAGTTCTTAAATAAGCAGGTGCATGTATATGATAGGTTAGAGCAATATCGCACAAAAATTAAAGATGAGATGGATAGGGAAAGGACAGATGTCTTACATTATTTGAAGTGGGGTTATAATTGGTTGACTGATGATCAGAGAACTTTCTTTGAGTGGACAAAAAATTGGCATGACATTGATAAATCTGTAAGACAAAATCTTACATTACAAATATTAGGATTAGATGCACTCAAGTCACCAGAAGAATTACATGACGATTTATCATATCATGGATACTTAGAAAACACACAAAAATTTACTCTCAATAAAGAGTATCAAAAATCATATGAGTGGTTACAATCTAGTCTTGAAAAAATTCGTGGTCAGACATTGCACGATCATCCACATATATCACTGCTCTAGGTTTACCAAAATATAATTTGTGATACTTCACACCCCACTTAGTGAGTTGTGCCTCAGTTCTTTCTCTACAATAATTATCTGCTTCCTTCTGTGCTGCTGTAATATCTTCATGCATAGCACTACTTCGTATAAATCCTCGTGCAGTCATAAGATATATGGTTGCACCTTCGTCATACAATTTGTTTACTTTTTCTATACGACTAGGTACAGGTATTGCTTCCCATGGTGTTCCTTCGTGTGGTTCTGTGAGTGTGCCATCTATATCAATACAATAAATGTTCGTGACACGATCAGTGATGTCATCAAATCTCTCAACGAGAGGTGCGATATTCGAGTTCATTTTCAAGATAGTGAATTGCTTTTTTTAGGTCTGCGATGTCGTCATCTTTATGACCTGCTCGACAGACATATTTAATGACATTACCGAGGTGGAAGTCAAGTTCTTGTTCTCGTATGAAATCCCATACTTGTGTTTTACCTCGTTTATAGTATTGTGGTCCTCGATCAGATGATGTCATGATATGTGTGGTAATTTTGGTAAATCAACGCCTATTGCTTCCATCATCATGTAGATAGACCATATGGCATTGCACTCAAATTCGTGATAAGTCTTGGCAGGTATAACAAGAGTATCTAGTGACTCATGTTGTTCTGGACAGATAAGTAAGGTGTCGATAGTGTCTTGTATCCTTTCTTGTCTTAGACTCATAAGAGCATCAGATACACCTGCATGTTTTCTACAGGTGATACCTATAATAAGATCAGCATGTTTTGCATACTGCATCCATGGAATTTTCCAATCTTTATTATCTGCCAATGCTGTAGTATTGATAGAGTCAGGAGCAAAACAAAATTTACCTGTGTGTCTGAATATATCTGATGCCATATGTTGAGCAACAGCAAGATTCCCACCATTACCAAAAAGTGCAACACTTCTTGCCTTATGAAGTTTAGATGGGAAGTGTCGAAGGTCTATATCAATCATAATAATCCTCGTTGCTTATATTCTAGCACATTATGTATAATTTTTCATATAATTGCTGACTTGTTTTTTAATGTCTTGACCTAGATCATTTATCCACAGATTGTCAGTAGAATCTCTTGGTAAAACTTTATCTAGGTTGAAAGTTTTAGCATAGTCTCCTCTATCTAGAGAAAACATTTCATATGGTATGTCATGCTTATCTAGGAATCTAGGCATGTACTCTTGAAATCTTCTAACTCGATTAACAAGTCGTATTGTTTGTTCCTCTGATTCAGGTCTACCCGTTCCTGAAAATATATTATATGCTAGATGTTCTATATCTTCCTTATATGCTACGATACTCTTACGTTTTCTTAGTTGTTGTACTATATCGGGGTGTGGT